CATCACAAGGTGATAATGCTAAATACTATTACGCAGATAAACCCGATCAAAGAATGGAACGAATCACGTACCACGGAGAAAACATACAAGGCTACGAGCAAGCTTTACAGAAGATGGACCCAGATGCATATAACAAATACGCTGCAGAGTTCCGTCAAAAAACAAATGATGCAAACGTTATACCGTTTAACAAAGACCAAACAGTTGTTTTATCCGGCAAAGATGCAGAAGGTGTATTAAATAGTTTCTTACAAAAAGCTGATCAAATATCTGGTAAAAATGTTAAACCATTGGTAGAAGGTCAAACAACTGTAAAAAAAGATAGCTTACCAATAAGATTAATTAAAAATATTAATACTGAATTAAGACTTACAGACTTAACAAACGAAGGTTATTCAAAAGAACAAGCAGAAGTTTTAATTAAAGCAAGAAACAAAATGACATCTGGCGAAGAGATAAATCCTAACGAAGCATTACTAAGAGTCAAAGAAGAAATGGCTGATGATGCCGGTGTAGATGTAGATGAGCTAGATTTTGATTTTGAAATAGAAGAACCAGAACCTATTGATGAGTTTGCAAAAGGAGGAATAGTTGGCTTATATATTTGATCCGATACGTAACACATTTGTAGATGATGAAGATACAAGTCTTGGTAACAAACTTGCATTGAACGATACGTCAGAAGAAATCATTAGACAGATCGACGAGCAGTTTGGTCCAGGCACCGTGTTTCCTGCATCAGAGTTACCACCCAAAGAAAATCCATACAAAGACTTTGAAGACAGAAACCCTGCAGCAGATGGTGGATTGATGAGACAGAATTTTGCAGCAGCAGGTTTAGCTTTACCTGCTTTATCTTATCCAATTACATTAAGTCTAGCTAAAATTTTAGGGGTTAGCACAGCAGGTGCTGGAGCTGCAGAACTTGGTGATAGAGTTACAGATTACCTAAAAGAAAATCCACAAGTTTTTAATGATCCAAGATTTAAAGCTGCTGCTTTAACATTTGGTATAAACATACCAGGGGTCATTGCACCTGATGCAGATGAGATGGAAAGAGAAGCAGAGAAGATTAGAGAGTTGACTAAACCTGTAGGCTCTCCTGCAGAGACAGAAAAGATGCCAATTAAGACTGGAGAAACTACACCACCTGAAATAGATACAAAAGAATCTTTCCCTGCAGAATTAGAAAAATTACCTTTTAGAGAAGAGTTTCCAATTGAAGACAAACAACTTCCAATTATTTTTGAAAATAGAAAACAAGAACCCCCTAAAAAACGTGGTCAGAAAAAAGTAGAAGAATTAAATCCAGATACTGTTACTGAAATAAAAAATATTATTACTGATTATAGAACACAAAAAACAAATCCAGGTAAAACTCAACCTACAATGACTATGGGAGATAAAACTGAATTAGTAAATTTAGTTTTAGATAAGTTTCAAGAAAAAGAAAAAAGACTTCCAATTTATTCAGAGGTAATAGGTTTAATGCCTCAAATAAGTAATTTAAATGAAGTAATTAAATACGGTCAAATAGATTTACCAAAAGGTAAAGCTAATTTTGATAGAACTGATCCTCAGTATATTGAGTTAATGAATAATAAATTTCAAACAAAAGCAATTGAACAAAATACAATTACTAATTTTAAAGATAAAAGTTTTTTTCCAGAAACAGTGACATTAAAAAATGGAAATGTAGTTAACGCTAAAGATTTTTTTGAAAAAAATTTAGCGGAAAGGATTAATTATGGTCCTGGTAGGAAAGGTAACCCCGCTTTACAAAATAAAGAACTAGCAAAATTATTTAATACAAATGTTAGAAAAATAGAAGAAACTGTAAAAAAAATAAAAAACAACCCTAATTTTAAAGCAGATTATCCTCCCAAAAGAGAACCTAATTATGGAAATCAACAAGCTATTTTAAGATTAAAAGAAGCTAGAAAATATTTAAGTGAATCTGAGTTAGCAAATATTAAGATACAAGAAAAAAATCTTAATAATTTAAATACTAAATTTAAGAAAGGTGAATTGATTGTTACTGATTATCCTAACCTTGTTAAAGCCTTAAATACAACATTAGATAAAGAAACAGGTATATTAGATCATAGTATTAAAAAGACTAAAAAAGAAATGATTGAAAGATCAAAAGACAATAGTGGTTTATTTGATATCTCTCACACTATTCCTAAAACAAGTGGTCAAAAAAATATTGAGTTTTTAAAAAATAGAAACATTTTAGATTATAAAACAAATCAAGGTCTTTTTAAATCTATGGAGTCTTACGTAAAAAATAAAATGGATGATCCTGATTACGATTTAAGATTGGAAGAATTTGACAATTACATGAAAGAAATGAATCAACTTGTTAAAATAGGTAATAGATTTTTTGGAAAAGAACAAGCTATGATAAATAGTGAGACAGGAGAATTATTAGGTATAAATAGTCAATTAGAATATTTTGGTCTTCCTAAATTTGAAAACGGTGTCCCACTTAAAAAAGTTAAAAAAGCAGATGGAGGACTTATTGAATTGTCTCCAATGCCAAGAGTAGATTTCAACGGTGGCGGTGCAGTTGGTGTTGATGATGACTTTGCAAAAGAATTAGAATATTTTTTATTGAACCCAGATGCTGAATTACCAAAAGCAGATAGCTACAGAGAAACCATGAACCCTGTTGCGTTATTAAATGACATGATCGATCCAAGAAACTACGCATACTACGCAGATAGATTAGCAGAGACTGGTATTAGAATTGGTGAGTTTGGTGCAAGAGTATTACCTGCACTTGGTCAGTTGACCGCGGATCTTATACAAAGACCTGCGTTCAAAGTTACAGGCGGCACGGGCAAAGGTTATGTTCAAGACTATACAGATGTGATGCCATCAAATATTAAAGGTACAGGAATCTTTTCTGAGTTTTTAGATAACCTGGTTGGGTCAGAGGGTACAAAAGTTATTACAGAAAAAACAGGTTTAGCAGATTTAATTAAATCAGAAGAACAAAAACAAAAAAATAGAAGATCAACTATTGGTCCTAAAGTATTAGCAGACCAAGTAACTCTTGGTGCAGAACTCACAGCACCTATATTTCCTGGTTTAAAATTATTAAAAGCTTATGCTAAAAATAGAAATCTACCTGTAAATAACACAACAAAAGAAATTTTAGAAAAAGAAATCGATGAAGTGTTAGCAACACAGAATCTAACACGTAGAGACTTTTTAAAAGCAACAGGTGCAGGTGGTGCAGTTATTCTTGCTAAAATGTTAGGCTTTGGAGATGAACTTGCAACAACAACTAAGGTTGCAGAAAAAGTTGCAAAAGATACGGTAGGTGGAACCTACCCTCCACCATATTTTTTTAAATTAGTAGATAAAATTAAGTTTATGGGTGATGATGTAACAGAAAAAGTTGCAGTACAAGAAAGAGAAATTGTTACAAGATATAAGGACTATGAAATGAGTGAAGATCTTTCAACAGGAGAGATTGTAATTAAAAAAAGAAACGAAGGGTCTTTCTATGATCAAGACGGTATACTATCTGAAGAATATATAGTTTATAAACCAGGTCAAGCAGATGAAACTACTAAAATGAGAACCGTAGATGAATACGATGAATACACAGTAAGACCAGATGCTGATGGTAAACTAAAAGACTCTGAAGATGGATTAGATAGTATAGATGAAATCTTAGAAGAAGTGGGTGATCCTGATTCTTTAACGCTTAAAAAATGAAAAAATTAACTAAAACAATACCACCTAAAAGAGGACCTAATCCACAAGGGTTGAATATTCCTCTAAAACAAGTTAAAGTGTCAAATACACAGGAGAAAATAAATGGCAGACATAGACAAGTCTTTACCAAACGTAAAGACATCAATAACGGTTAATCCCGAAGAAGAAATAGAAATTGCAGAACAAAAAGAAATAGAAGCTTCGGAAGAACCTATTGAAATAAATCCTCAAGAAGATGGTAGTGTAGAAATTAATTTTGATCCAAGTAAAGTAAACATTGAAGGTCAACAAGGACATTTTGATAATTTAGCTGAATTATTACCTGAAGATATTTTAGATCCAATAGGAAGTGAGTTAGTTGAAAACTATATGGACTATAAAGCTTCAAGAAAAGATTGGGAACAATCTTACACAACTGGTTTAGAATTACTTGGTTTTAAATATGAAAATAGATCAGAACCTTTTCAAGGAGCTAGCGGTGCAACTCACCCTGTTCTTGCAGAAGCTGTTACACAATTTCAAGCTGGAGCATACAAAGAATTATTACCTGCAGAAGGACCTGTTAGAACTCAAATAGTCGGTAACTCAGATCAAAATAAAGAAGCCCAAGCACAACGTGTTAAAGATTACATGAATTATGAGTTAATGGAAAAAATGAATGAGTATGAACCAGAGTTTGATCAAATGTTATTTCATTTACCTTTAGCTGGATCTACATTTAAAAAAGTTTATTATGACGATTTACTAGGACGAGCTGTTTCAAAGTTTGTCCCAGCAGATGATTTAGTCGTTCCGTATTCTGCTACCTCATTAGAGGATGCGGAAGCGATTATTCAAACAATTAAAATATCAGAAAATGATTTACGTAAACAACAAGTTGCAGGTTTTTATTCTGATGTAGAATTACAAAAACCACAAAATGTTTCAAAAGACGAAGTAGAAAATAAAGAAAGAGAATTAGAAGGGACTAAAAAAACTGGTAAACAAGAAACTCTTTATACTTTGTTAGAGTGTCATGTTAATTTAGATTTAGAAGGTTTCGAAGATAAGGATCAAGAATTAAATCCTACTGGAATTAAACTACCTTACATTGTAACTATTGATGAATCTTCTAGACAAGTTTTATCTATAAGAAGAAATTTTGAACCAACAGATGCTAAAAAAAATAAAATACAATATTTTGTACATTTTAAATTTTTACCAGGTTTAGGTTTTTATGGGTTCGGTCTAATCCACATGATTGGTGGACTGTCAAGAACAGCGACCGCAGCTTTAAGACAGTTATTAGATGCGGGAACATTATCTAATCTGCCAGCTGGATTTAAACAAAGAGGTATAAGAGTTAGAGATGAGGCAGCACCTTTACAACCAGGTGAGTTTAGAGATGTGGATGCACCAGGTGGTAATTTAAGAGATGCTTTTATGACTCTTCCTTATAAAGAACCTTCAGGTACATTATTACAATTAATGGGAATCGTAGTACAAGCAGGTCAAAGATTTGCGGCTATTGCTGATATGCAAGTAGGTGATGGAAACCAAGGAGCTGCAGTTGGAACTACAGTTGCTCTTCTTGAACGTGGTTCACGTGTTATGTCTGCAATACACAAAAGATTGTATTCAGGTATGAAACAAGAATTTAAATTATTATCAAAAGTATTTAAAACATACTTACCACCTGTTTATCCTTTTGATGTAGTAGGTGGCAGAAGAGAAATTAAACAAATGGATTTTGATGATAGAGTAGATATTTTACCTGTTGCAGATCCTAATATTTTTTCAATGGCACAGAGAATTTCAATGGCGCAAACAGAACTACAACTTGCAACATCACAACCACAATTACATAATCTATATGCTGCATATAGAAAAATGTATGAAGCATTGGGTATTAAAAATATTGATCAAATATTACCACCTCCTGCACCAGTTCAACCAATAGATCCAAGTTTAGAACACATAAATGCTTTAGGTGGAAAACCTTTTCAAGCTTTTCGTGGTCAAGATCACAGAGCACACATAACTGCTCACTTAACTTTTATGTCAACTAACATGGTTAGAAATAATCCACAGATTATGGCATCAATTCAAAAAAATATTTTAGAACATATTAGTTTAATGGCTCAAGAACAGGTAGAATTAGAGTTTGCAGAACCATTACAACAAATGCAAATGCTTCAAGTACAAGCTCAACAAGATATGCAAGCTAAACAACAGCTTCAACAACTGTCAGAACAGATAGAAGCAAGAAAAGCAGTGTTGATTTCAGAGTTAACCAGTGATTTTGTTAAAGAAGAAAAAGAAATTACGTCTCAATTTGACTCTGATCCACTTTTAAAATTAAAATCTAGAGAAGTTGACCTAAGAGCAATGGAAAATGAACGTAAAAAAGAAGCTGATGAAGCAAAAGCAGACTTAGATAGAGCAAAATTAGTTCAAGCTAGAGAAATTTTTGATGATAAGCTTGAACAAAACCAAGATTTAGCAGAATTAAGAGCTGGAGTAAGTCTTGCAAAAAAAAATAAT